AATGGCACCCACCGCGCCAAGACATCCAACCGCGCACTAAACCCACTGTTGCAGGATATCGCGCCGGGCTGGTTGCAAAAATACCGCCTCAACGCGCCAATCCGCGTGATGAGCAAAGTCGTTGGCGAAGATGGCACGGTAGTATCGGAAAAAATCCGTGTCGGTCATGGTGGCGATTATGCCAACTTGGATGCGCTGGTGATGGATGCCACCAATACCATGATTGCTGAATGGCATCAGGAAGACCCTGAACTGGTGGTTATCACTGGCCGTCAGTTGATGCAGGATAAATATTTTCCTATCGTCAACAAAGAGCAGGAAAACAGCGAAACCCTCGCCGCTGACCTGATTATCAGCCAGAAGCGTATCGGCAATTTACCGGCTGTCCGTGTGCCGTTCTTCCCGGCTAACGCGTTCTTTATCACCCGCCTCGATAACCTGTCCATTTACTGGCTGGAAGACTCGCACCGCCGCCATATCGATGAGAACGCCAAGCGTGACCGTATCGAAAACTACGAATCCATTAAACAGGATTATGTCGTGGAGGATTACACCTGCGGCTGTCTGGTGGAGAACATCGAGATTTTATCGCCGCCGAAAAAAGAAGACACCGAAGCAGCGGACAAATCCGACTTTGATCGTCTTGCTGATGCACTGGTTGATGCGGTGAAAGCTGTTTCTGCCCCTGCTGTTACTGACGAGGGCAAATAAGCCATGACCAGTCCTGCGCGCCGCCACTTTCTGAGACAGTCGGCTATTGCTGCCTCACAGCTGCGGGATAACCCGCTGCGCCACGCCACCGGCTACGAGCTGATGTTGCTCAAGCTCAATGAAGATAAACGCAAACTGAAACAGGTGCGTTCACAAGAGCGTAAAGCCGAGCTGAAGCGGCAGTTATTGCCGGACTACCTGCCGTGGGTATCGGGTGTATTGAGTGAGGGGAAAGGCGCGCAGGACGCCATTGTCATGACCATCATGATTTGGCGGCTGGATGCCGGGGATATCCCCGGTGCACTGGATATCGCCCGTTATGCCCTGCGTTATCAGCTAGTGCCAACTGACCGCTTTACCCGCTCTACCGCCTACCTGATTGCCGAGGAAGTCGCGGACGCTGCGGCGCGCGCCTATGCCACCGGTAAGCCGATTGATATTGAGCCTCTGCTGCAAACCATTGAGCTGATGGCAGATGAAGACATGCCCGACCAAGTGCGCGCCAAACTGCACAAAATCACCGGCTATGTGCTGCGTGACAGTGGTCGGGGCGAGTTGGCCCTGTCCCATCTTCACCGTGCACTCCAACTGCATACNTATCGATGAGAACGCCAAGCGTGACCGTATCGAAAACTACGAATCCATTAAACAGGATTATGTCGTGGAGGATTACACCTGCGGCTGTCTGGTGGAGAACATCGAGATTTTATCGCCGCCGAAAAAAGAAGACACCGAAGCAGCGGACAAATCCGACTTTGATCGTCTTGCTGATGCACTGGTTGATGCGGTGAAAGCTGTTTCTGCCCCTGCTGTTACTGACGAGGGCAAATAAGCCATGACCAGTCCTGCGCGCCGCCACTTTATCCAACAGTCGGCTATTGCCGCCTCACAGCTACGGGATAACCCGTTACGTCATGCCACCGGCTACGAGCTGATGTTGCTCAAGCTCAATGAAGATAAACGCAAGCTGAAACAGGTGCGTTCACAAGAGCGCAAAGCCGAGCTAAAGCGGCAGTTATTGCCGGAGTACATGCCGTGGATCTCTGGCGTGTTGAGTGAGGGGAAAGGCGCGCAGGACGCCATTGTCATGACCATCATGATTTGGCGGCTGGATGCCGGGGATATCCCCGGTGCACTGGATATCGCCCGTTATGCCCTGCGTTATCAGCTAGTGCCAACTGACCGCTTTACCCGCTCTACCGCCTACCTGATTGCCGAGGAAGTCGCGGACGCTGCGGCGCGCGCCTATGCCACCGGTAAGCCGATTGATATTGAGCCTCTGCTGCAAACCATTGAGCTGATGGCAGATGAAGACATGCCCGACCAAGTGCGCGCCAAACTGCACAAAATCACCGGCTATGTGCTGCGTGACAGTGGTCGGGGCGAGTTGGCCCTGTCCCATCTTCACCGTGCACTCCAACTGCATACCGGTTGTGGCGTCAAAAAAGACATTGAGCGACTGGCCGTGAAGTTAAAGAACGCCGCCAGCCGCTAACCCGAACGCTCCCCGAGCCGGGCGGCACGATGGCCGCAACAGGGTTTACCTTGTTAACGCCGTCGTCCACCGCCCACCCATTCTGATATTGAGGTTGCCATGACCACTGTTGTTATCCCCGCGCCACGGCCTGACAAAACGGCCGAACCGGTGATTGAAAATACCTTTTTCTGGCCTGCGGTTGACCCGATAAAGCTGCGCGAGCTGTTGCGCCTTGAGGGAACCGTCACCGCCGAGCGCCTGCGCTTTACCATCAAGGGCGCTATTGCTGAGGTCAACGCCGAGCTATACGAATACCGCCGTGACCAGATGGCGGCAGGCTTTAAAACACTGGCCGAGGTGCAAGCCGAGCAACTGGACGGCGAAAGCATCTTATTGGCCGAGTACCAGCGGGCAGTCTGCGCCATCACTGCCGCACTGCTGGCCGAACGTTATCGCGGTTATGACGCCAGTGCGCGCGGTGATAAACGCGCGGAAGCCATTGAAAGTACCGTTGATGAGTTGTGGCGTGATGCGCGGATTAGCATTCGCAACATTGCCGGTAAGCCGCACAACATTATTGGCCTTATCTGATGAGGGTTTACGCGTTGCAAGGCGACACGCTCGACGCACTGTGCTGGCGCTATTACGGCCGCACACAAGAGGTGGTTGAGCAAGTCTATGACGCGAATCCGGGGCTGTCGGAACTGGGGGCCATTCTGCCCCATGGTTATCCGGTGGAGTTGCCCGACATGGCACCGGCGGCCCAACGTGAAACCGTTCAATTATGGGATTGAAAATGGAGAAATTCAGCTCTGCGGTAGCCTATGTTTTTGCGCTGCTGTTGGCGTTTATTGGCGCACTGAGTCCGCAAGATATCGCGTTTTATGTTGCGGCGGTCGCCGCTGCTGCCACCTGTCTTATCAACTGGTACTACCGGCGCAAGAGCTATTTCTTGCTGAAAGAAGTGGTTATCAGGCGGGAGGTGTTCGATGAACTCAATCGTTAAGCGCTGTCTGGTCGGGGTCATTCTGGCGCTGGCCGCCACCTTGCCAAACTACCAAACCTTAAAAACATCGGCCGCCGGGCTAAAACTGATTGCCGATTATGAGGGCTGCCAGCTCAACGCCTACCAATGCAGCGCCAACGTCTGGACAAATGGCATCGGTCACACCGCCGGAGTGAAGCCGGGCAGCGTTATCAGTGAGCGACAGGTGGCGGTCAATCTGGTGGCTGACGTGCAGCNGGTTGTGGCGTCAAAAAAGACATTGAGCGACTGGCCGTGAAGTTAAAGAACGCCGCCAGCCGCTAACCCGAACGCTCCCCGAGCCGGGCGGCACGATGGCCGCAACAGGGTTTACCTTGTTAACGCCGTCGTCCACCGCCCACCCATTCTGATATTGAGGTTGCCATGACCACTGTTGTTATCCCCGCGCCACGGCCTGACAAAACGGCCGAACCGGTGATTGAAAATACCTTTTTCTGGCCTGCGGTTGACCCGATAAAGCTGCGCGAGCTGTTGCGCCTTGAGGGAACCGTCACCGCCGAGCGCCTGCGCTTTACCATCAAAAGCGCTATTGCCGAGGTTAACGCCGAGCTGTTCGAGTACCGCCGTGACCAGATGGCGGCAGGCTTTAAAACACTGGCCGAGGTACAGGCCGAGCAACTGGACGGCGAGAGCATCCAGTTGGCCGAGTACCAGCGCGCGGTCTGTGCCATTACGGCTGCACTGTTGGCCGAGCGTTATCGCGGCTATGACGCCAGCGCGCGTGGTGATAAACGCGCGGATGCCATTGAAAGTACGGTTGATGAGTTGTGGCGTGATGCGCGGATTAGTATTCGCAACATTGTCGGTAAGCCTCACAACATTATTGGCCTTATCTGATGCAGGTCAACGCGTTGCAAGGCGACACGCTCGACGCATTGTGCTGGCGCTATTACGGGCGCACACAAGATGTGCTGGAGCAAGTCTATGACGCGAATCCGGGGCTGTCGGAACTGGGGGCCATTCTGCCCCATGGTTATCCGGTGGAGTTGCCCGACATGGCACCGGCGGCCCAACGTGAAACCGTTCAATTATGGGATTGAAAATGGAGAAATTCAGCTCTGCGGTAGCCTATGTTTTTGCGCTGCTGTTGGCGTTTATTGGCGCACTGAGTCCGCAAGATATCGCGTTTTATGTTGCGGCGGTCGCCGCTGCTGCCACCTGTCTTATCAACTGGTACTACCGGCGCAAGAGCTATTTCTTGCTGAAAGAAGTGGTTATCAGGCGGGAGGTGTTCGATGAACTCAATCGTTAAGCGCTGTCTGGTCGGGGTCATTCTGGCGCTGGCCGCCACCTTGCCAAACTACCAAACCTTAAAAACATCGGCCGCCGGGCTAAAACTGATTGCCGATTATGAGGGCTGCCAGCTCAACGCCTACCAATGCAGCGCCAACGTCTGGACAAATGGCATCGGTCACACCGCCGGAGTGAAGCCGGGCAGCGTTATCAGTGAGCGACAGGTGGCGGTCAATCTGGTGGCTGACGTGCAGCGGGTTGAGCGGGCAATAGCGGTGTGTATGCCGCTTGTTATGCCGCAACCGGTGTATGACGCGGTAGTGTCGTTTGCCTTTAACGTCGGCACCGGTGCGGCCTGCCGCTCGACGCTGGCCTTTTTTGTCAACAAGGGCGACTGGCGCAGCGCCTGCAATCAGTTGCCGCGCTGGGTATATGTCAATGGCGTGAAAACCAAAGGGTTAGAGCGTCGCCGCACCACCGAACAAACACACTGCCTGAGTGGGGTCTGAGATGCGCATAGCAATGATGGTGATAGTCGCGTTACTGGTTGCACTGGGGTGGTATGCCAACAGCGTGAACCACGATATCGACAGCGCTAACCGAATTATTGGCACTTTGTCAGTTGGGATTGAGAGCCGGGACAACGCGATCACCCGCCTGCAAGATGAGGCCCGGCAACAGGCAGACAATGAGCGGGCATTACGGCAATCACTGAGCCACGCCAGCACCTTGTCATTATCTCGTGAACAGAGAATTCAAAGGTTACTCAATGAAAATAAAGTCTTGCGTGATTGGTTCGCTACTGCTTTGCCTGCTGACGTTATCCGGCTGCACCAGCGCCCCACGTTCGCCAACCCCAACGATTATTTACGTTGGCTGTCCGACGGTGAGCAGTTGCCCGCTGCCGGGCAGCACACCGGCGGCTAACGGTGATTTAAGTGCCGATATCCGCCAGTTAGAAACCGCACTGGTGGCCTGCGGGCTGCAAGTGGAAGCCGTTAAACAGTGTCAGGAACAACACCATGTTAAAACCAAAACTGTTACGCCAAGCCTTAACCGACAGTCTGCAACTGTTCCAGACTAACCCGGAGCGGCTGAAAATGTTTGTTGATGGCGGGCGAATTGTCTCAACGCTGGCCCCGTCGCTGTCTTTTGAAAATCAATATACGCTCACGCTGTTTATTGAGGATTTCCCCGATGATGTTGATTATCTCTTTGTGCCGATACTGGCATGGCTGCGGGAGCATCAACCTGACATCATGGCGACAGAAGAAAAGCGCCGCACCGGCTTTATTCATAAGGTTGATGTGATGAGCGATGTGCTGAGTGATATCCGTATCGACTTGCAACTGACTGAGCGGG